GTATTTACAGTTGCCGATGCCGATGTGGTTGGATCAATTACTAATACAGCTCCAGCAGTTACTCCTGGTAATGTAGTTGACATTGAAGGAACGCCAGCAGCGCTTGATACGAGCACCGCACTAAAAACAGGCGTTATAAATGATGTTGTTCCTGCTGCTGTCTGATAAGGAATATCATTTGCTATACCGCCAGCTATGTTCGTTGCATACTGCGCGGTACCTGTGGTGCTTTGATTAAGCGTGGGCACATCTGCTGCTTGGATGGTAGACATTACAACATTAGTTCCGTTGCCTCTTAAGTAATCAGCGCTTGTTACTGATCCAGCAAAAGCATTCATTGCCAACTGGGCAGTTATTTGACCACTACCGCCATTAGCTAGCGCTACGACTCCCGTAACGTTAGCAGCGGTGCCTGATGTTGATTGATTCAACGTAGGTACATCTGCTGCTTGAATTCCTGACATAGTTACATTCGTTCCATTTCCTCTTAGATATTCAGCAGAAGTAACGGCGCCAGCAAGAGCGTTTATGGCTAACTGCTGCGTGATCTGTCCGGTTCCACCATTGGCAATGGTTGTTGGATAACTCACAGGAGAAGGTATTGCGCTGTTAATATTTGCTAATGCCGTATTTATAGAGTCAACAGTAGAGGTAGTTGGATCAGTAACTGTGCCAGATGCAATACTTATTGCTGGCAAAGTAGTGGTTTCTGATGGCACGCCAGATGCGTTAGTAGCCAATATTGCACTATTTACAGGAGTTATAAATGATGTTGTTCCTGCTGCTGTCTGGTATGGTATATCATTGGCTGCTCCACCTGCAATATTAGTCGCGTGGGCAGCAGTGCCCGTTGTGTCTTGATTAAGAGTTGGAACATCTCCGGCTTGGATGGTTGACATTACTACGTCGGTTCCGTTTCCGCGCAGGTAATCCCCACTAGTAACCGCTCCAGCTAAAGCGTCGATAGCTAACTGTTGAGTAACCTGCCCCGTGCCGCCTTCAGCAATTGTTATAGGAAAAACAACAGGTGTTCCTGTTTCTAAAGTTTGCCAAGTATTTGCTATGTCGGCTTTTAAAACGTTGTCGGTGGTATCATAAACTATGGTTCCAGGTAAAGAAACGGTTGGATTAAGTAAAGCTATGTTAGCCGCCGTTTGAGATGGTGGGACAAGTCCTTCATTCGAAAAATTATTTTGCAATCCCTCAAATAGCTGCCACAAAATTGTCCTCCATTCTGGAGTCAACATGCCATTTTCATCTACGAACTTTATGTTTTCAAAACTTGGAATCTTCACGGCCTATCCTAATTTAATTTGAGAGCCGTAATAGTGGCGCTACTAGTATTTGCTCCTCCTCCTGTAGATACTGCCGTAGCAAATTGTACGTAAACTGCTAAGGTAGTAGATACTCCAAATGTTGCAATTACAGTTGCTGAAGCTGTTCCGCCAAAACTTTCCGTTCCAGCAATTACTGTGCCACAAAGGGTTTTAAATGTTGTACCAGCAATATTTGCTGCGGCAGTTGCATTATATATGTGCGCGTTTGATACTGGTGCACTCCCTATATCTCCAGCAACAGCCGTATATTGTTGTGACGCGCTATAAGAAATTAAATAAGTGCCAGCCGCTAGAGTTACTGTTGCTCCTGTAACTACTTGTTGGGTAGTAATTGTAGAATTAATGCTATTGTTAGTTCCGGTTGCAGAGGAATTAGTATGTACATAACTAAGCATATTAGATAAAGCAGTATTTAAAGCACCAGAAGATGATGTGGTTGGATCAGTTACCAACACAGCTCCAGCCGTTACCGCAGGTAATGTTGTACTAAGTGATGGTACACCAACAGCGCTGGTAACCAATACAGAACTATTTCCTGGTGTTGTAAAAGCTGTAGTGCTTGCAGCGGTTTGATATGGAATTTTATTTGCTAGACCTCCTGCAATATTAGTTGCCGCTACTGCCAAACCAGTTGCATTTCCTGTGCCTCCACTTGTAATACCAATCATTGCACCAGTAGCGTCAGTAACTAAAGCTGGCACCGTCTGTCGAATCCAGACTCCGCCTGCATCTGTAGCGGCTATAACATCTTTGCCGTCTGGTGTAGCTACAGCAGGAGTTTGATATGCAAACACTCCTACTCCAGTTACTTCTATAAGAACGCTAGTAACCATGCCTGTAGTACTAAGGCCCGCTAATGCTGCTAAACTTGCTACAGGAAAATGCAGTCCGTAAAGTTCAAGATTTTTAGTCGTCATTCTAATTTCTCCGATTTTAATTGTTAAGCAACTGGTGCCACAAGTTGATCACCAGCAATATCTAATAGCAGGTCACCTGCATTATCAATAAGATTGTCATCCTCTTCCGGCGGCACCGTTGCGCCTTTATTTACTGGCAAATTGAATACGCCATCTACCAAACTACGATAGAATGATTTAAAAACCGAACGGTTAAACAGCATGTGCGTTCTCCAATTTATAAGCAGGCGTAAAATCCAAGCGAATAGGCCGTATTATTTTGTGGACTAATTACGCTTACTGTTCCACCGCTAGCTACATATGTTTGAGCTATATTAACTTCAGTTGTAGATGTAGATACAGCGCCAGTTGGAATAGCTGCTGCTCCATTAACTGATACATAAATATCTGCTGCATTCATAACGCCTATTCTTACCATATATGTTGGAGAATCAGTCGGCGCAACAACAGATTGTGCGACATTGGCCGTAAGTAATCCTGTATATATTGTATTTGACTGCGGAAGCGTATAACTCGGTACGCCGCCAATGTCTCTAATAATATTTAATTTAGTAACCATGTTTTCCTCTTTTTAAATTTTTAATTTGATTTTTAATTCCAACCCATTCTAATTGCTGTAATTGATGCGGAACATACGGAATCAACAGAACCAGATGACATTCCAGCAAGATTACTAAGACTAATATAAACTTGAAAAGTTGTAGTAGTTTCCACCTCCAAAACAATAGTTTGTGCAACGCTTCCATAAACAACATCAATCGCACCTGTTACAAGATATTCATCTGCCATAAGAATGTTGGTTCCGGGTATAGGGGTAGGTGGCGAACTGCTTATATATCCATAAATCCAATATAATTGACCGCTAGGTGCGGTTATCTTTGTACCACCAGAACATGTCCAACTAATCAGGTATGTTCCTGCAGAAGGAACAGTTACTGCTGCTCCCGTAACTGCTTGTGCCGCTGTAGTTACCGCTAGAGGACGAAATCCTCCAGTAGCAAAATAATTAGGGGCCGCGTATTGCTGAGGATCGAGACTAAACGGATATTGGGTTATAACCTCAGTTCCTAAAAGCAAAACAAAGCTGCTTAGTGTTACACTAAATGTAAGCGCAGGGTCAAAGCTTATACGAATAGAGAAATAGTCATCGTCGTTTGCTCCTATTGTTTTCCCAACGTTTGATCCAAAATCGAATGAGTTATTAAACGCTTGCCATTCTGTACCCAAGGGTGCGTCTGTAACAAACTCACTATAAACCGGAGCTGACCCTCCAGTTCCAAAGTTTTTATATAGACCTACAGAAATAGTAGATGCTCCGGTACTCATGGCTTCAAAATATAAACTTAATTGCTGAACCGTATCGGAATATCTATTTACATCTTCAAATCTAACCTCTAGGGTTTTAAGTGAATCAGAACCGGGAGAACCACAAGCAACAGTACAAGTATAACGCGGATTTCCACTTGGAAGACCTCCGGCTATGGGCGATCCCTCTCGATTAAATGTTACCGTATCTGTGGCTGTATTAGAGCTTCTAACATAATGCCAACCACCATAGGCTACGTTTGTATCTGTAGTTGTTATTGCCGTTGTTCCATAATTAAGCTGGAACTGGCCATTTTTTATAAGATTCTTTTCTTCTCCTGATGTTGGTGTTGGTGAACTAGACGAAACATTAGGAAAACCGCCAACTGAAAATTGAAACTGTCCAGCAGAATTATATACAGTCATATAATAAAGTTGGACATTGCCATCGGCATCATATGGATATCCATATATAACCAAATTATTTCCGCCGCTATCGTCAACAGTTCCTATAGAGCTTAATGTTATAACATTTCCTGCTCCGCCGCCTACTTGTACATATGTATAATCTGGTGGCGAACCAGCTAACATATAAACCGCTTTTGGTACGGTTCGTGCTTCGTCCGAATAAAATGTTAATACACCTGCAGCCATCGGGGCGTCGTTTAGTTTGTCGTAATATTGTTCCTGCAATGTCGTCAAAGGAACGTATCTAGTATTCAAGCCGCTCACGTTAGTAACCTCCAAATGCAATAAAAACATTAAAAATCTTATTTAAATCTAGTCCGCTCATGTTATAATCCTATAATAAATGTAAAAGCCTACGTGTTGCTTCTCCACCGCCTCCAATCAATGCTGCTATGCCACCATATTTTATTACCTTTTCTAATGTTTCAGCGTTTTTATACTGCTGTATCATTTTATTTGTCATAATATTAGCTTCTGGAGGTATATTTGCTGCGTTTTGTACATGTTCTTTTAGTATTGATTCTGCTGTTCTTTTTACTGCGGCCGCAGATGTTTTGTCTATTTTGTGCGACATGTTTTTTAATAAACTGCTAAGCGTTCTAACGGGATGTACATTTTGTGCCCAATTTGCTTCTGCTGCTTCATAAGCTTGAGCTGCTTCTGGGCTATATTGTTCTAATGAAGCTACCGTTTGGTTCTTTAATGATTCTCTTAAATCTTGCAGTACGCTTAATCTATCTCCAACGGTCGTATCTCCAACGGCTCGTTTCCCTGCCAAATCATAAATTTCTTCATTAAGTTTTCTTTTTAAAAGATCAGCGTTTTCTAGGTTTGAGTTTTTTATAAGTTTTTTGCTGAATTTATTAATCTTAGGTCCTATGAACTCTTTATTTTCGGTTAAAATACTTTCAAGCTCAGGAGTTCCAGAAAAAGGCTTGTTATAAAATTTACCTATTGAATTTGTATATTGCTGTTTTCCTTGTTCTACAATTGGCTGTATTGCTTTTTCAGTATATCCTTCGTTTAAAGCTTCCAATGTTTTAGTAGGACTAAAACCTTGTTTTATGGCTTTATAAGCCGATGGCATCGATTTTAATGCTTTTGATAAAGGAAGCCTTATTGCTCCTAACCCTGCTCCTAATGCCGAGCCTATAAGTGGGTTTTCGCTTAATAAGCCTCCACTTATTGCTCCTCCCCTTATCGTTCTACCAAGACCAGCTCCACCAGTAGCAGAAGCAAGAGGAACATATTGTGCTGCTTCCTGTATTAATTTATCCAATATATTTGGATCATTAATACCAAATGTAGGACCAAAATTGTTGTGTTGAGGCGCAAATAATGCCTGTCCAATTCTTCCTTTAGACATCCTTTCTGCAGTTTCTGGAGAAAACATTCTGGTAATGTTATATGGAGCATTGCGCAATGCTTGGCCGCCTTCTGCAAATCCTATAGCAATATTCGCCGGTATGCGCGACCCAAACCAACTGGAATTTGTTTCTTGAGGCTGCTGTCCTTCTAGCTGAGCAAGCAAATTTGGATCGGTTACTTTTGTCTGTTCATTTAGCTGGGCTAATATATTTGGGTCAGTAACTTTTGTCATTTTGTATGCCACTCCCCATTAATTTTTACATATCTTTTGCCATTTAAAGTTTTTTCTTCTTGGCCATTTGCAATCTTATTTGCTTGCTCTAACGATTTTATGGGTTTTGGTTTTTGTTCTCTATAGATACTCAATGGATTCAGTAGCATCTGTTTTGATTTTTCTAACTCTTGCGTAAATGTCTTATGGAAAGTCATTAACGCCTCGTGCGCTGCTGCGGGATCTTTATCCCATGCGGATGGGTTAGTTAGTTCGGTTAGTTTTTTTGCAGCTTCTTCTTGTACGCTATCTCCGTAGGCTGTTCTTAACTGTGTTGCTAAAAACGCTGCGTTTGTTTTATATCGTATATATGCCTGGTATTTTGGCGATGATTCCCCGATCGCAGCCTGAGCTTTATCTGCTGCTAGCCTCGACCTTCCCTCTACGCCAGTATAGGATTCCATTGCTGGCACATCTGGCAACAGATTATTAAACGTATTATCGGCCAATGTCATAAAATGAATTCTGTTGAGTAATTGCGTTGTACCCGCTTTTTTTATGGCCGATCCCGTAAGCAAACCAGTCATTTCTGGCGCTGTTAATGGAGGAGTCGAAGACGAAGAAGGTGCTTGTTGTTGTGTTGACCCAGCAGGAATATTGCTTAAGGCGGGACTAATTGAGGGAATTTGTTGCTGCGGTATCTCTTCAGCTAACTTACCGCCCGAATCTAATACTACGCCAACCTTATTAGCTGGAACTGTCCCAATCACTCCGTTGCTAGCAATGATTTTTACACCACCATTTTCACCGCGCTGCCTAATAAAAGCATTTTGTACTGTTTCAGTTTCGGGGAGCACAGCGTTTCCTTGGATTCCTTGCGCTGTATTTATTGGATTACTTAAGGCAGAATCAAGCGTAGATACTTGTTGCTGTTGTGGTTGACCCTGATTCGGCGATTGTTGTGTTGGTTGTGGGATCGGCTGTCCAGCAGGTGTACCTGTTGCGCTCGGATAATATCCTTGGCTAGTTTGCGCTGCTGCAAGAATGTCTTTTCCTGTTGACGATAAAAATCGTTGAGGGGCTGATTGCGTCATTGCACCGCGATATTCTCCTAATGCCTGGGCGTTCTTTTGCATTATTTCATAGTTTTTCTTGGCGTCTTGCGTTCTTGAGTCGTTTTCGCCTAAAGTATCTACAAAATGCCTATATAATGCCTGGGCTTTAAATAGCTCAGGCATAGATGATAACTGTCCAAGCGGGTTGTTTTGTTGATATGCGCGTTGTGCGATTTGTGACGCTAAATTTTTCCCCTCCATTCCTCTTAAAGCAATTTCAGATTGTATATTTGGCCCATGCCATTGAGCTTGTTGTCCATATAAATTCCCTTGCTGATTTCTGTTATACATTTCAGATTCAATATTTGGCCCATAATACTGATTAACCAATTGAGCATGACGCAATTGTTCTTGTAAGGTTTTGGGCATATATTGACTTTGTAGTCCCTGTTGATAAAGCTTCTGGACTTGTTGAGCACCATAAAGCGCCGGCATTGATTCTTCTAAAGTATTTATTGGGAACATAAATGTCTCATTATTAAATTGTTGTAATTATCTTAAGCACCACCGCTAAAACCGCTACCAAAACCACCGCTACCACCAAACATTCCTTGTCCAGCAAGACCGAGAAGGCTACCTATTCCTCCCCATGCACCCTGCCTTCTTCGGTTAGCGTTTTCTTGGTTGGAATATGATAATTGCGCTTGAGACTTAAGCATGTCAGATAATGTATCGGTTGAGCCTCCAGCCGCTCCCGCTCCTGCTCCCATTATTCCTGCATAACCTCCTAATCCCTTTCCATATAGATTTTCTAGTCCTTGTAATGCCGACCCATACATATTTCCCATTCCTTGTAAGCCTGCCCCATACATTCCCTGTTGTCCCGCTAATCCTTGTCCATACAATCCCATAGCGTTGTTCAAATATTGATTGTAATCTTGGTTTGCCAATCCGTGGATTTGTTGTGCCATGTACTCTTGTTGCTGTGGACTACCTTTATATCCGCCAGCAGCGGCAGCGCGATTACCTGCTTTTGTCATCTGATCAACATTGAATTGATATCCAGGAGACTGTTGATATCCAGCCCCCATTTTATTCATGACTGCGCCAGGATTGTTTACAAGATTTTGATATTGTTCTGTCGGATTATTTTGACCTATAAGGTTTTGATATTGCCCCATTGGGTTATTGCCTTGGGTGGCAAGACCTAAATAACTCGCAAGCGGATTGGCGTAGTTTGTTAATTGCTGATATTGCCCTTGTAAAACAGGTAAAGCGCCTTGTCCGGCATTGACGAATGGCCCCAGATTGCGTTGCTGTTCTAATCGCATTTGTGCAAGTTGCGCATCTCCATTGCCACCGCCGCCACCACCACCGCCGCCACCACCACCGCCGTGTTTTTTATGACCGAACAATGACGCTGCCAATGAAAATGCTGCTGGAATTGCTGCTGCCCACATAAATTCACCTTTTTTTATTAAACTATATCTGCTTCCCCGTCGCTGAGCACAAAGCGGCCCAACCCATAAAATCTAAACTGAAAAATTACTTCGTTATATCTGCCTAAATTATAAAACTTGAAAATATTTCTTCTTTTTCCAGAATTATTAAGCCAAAGACCAAATGGATTACCAAAAGTAATGCCACCGTCTGATGATGTAGAGAGATCAACGCGCGCATCAATCTCATTCTCTCCCTGCTCTATAGGAAAAGTAATGCTATTTACAACAAAAGGTGCGCGACTAGTAAGCGCTGATGTTGGCGTTATAATTATTCTCGGTATTTCCTGTCCATTGGCAGTATTAAAGTCATTAGACAGTTGATACAAAATCGGCTCAGTTGCGCTTATAAAATAGTAATTATTATTAAAATAAGCTACTCGCCTTGCAATATGATAATTCTGATATGGATCACATAAGTTATAAAACTTCTTCGCATTAAAGTGATATACAAATGTCACATTATCGGCTGGATCAGCAAACGTAAGTTGGTAAAATGTTTGCCCATCTTGTTTAAATATAAACCCAAAAGAGTTTTCAGGATTTACTAATTGTGCCAAGCGGTAATTTATTCCATCGTCTGATATCTGCGTTGCAGGTCCACCAGCGCATAACAATATTGCTGGACCGGATTTTTCATTACTACCAAGCCAAATAACAAATTCCTCATTAGTAGCAATAGTAGCAGCATTCAAACACCCAAAATCGATGATATAGCCGCTGTTTCTTTGGTATTGAAATAGTTGTAGTTTGAGATCGCTCCATAACTCTGTTACTGTCTTTCCCATCACAAGAAGCTGTCCTGGCTTACCAGGAACTCTAACGCAAGCCATTACATTATCAGGTTTTGTCTCAAAACTTCCGGTTTGTTCGCTTGATGGAGTAAAGCCGCTCTGTAGCGTAATAGAAAAAGTAGCAGCAGTTCCATGACCTCCAGTTACAGCATAGGTTACGCTATCATCAAAACCTGAGCTTATATTGCTTGTTCCAGGTGGAACAGTTACGGTATCAACCGCAGAACCACTAAGTGTAGCAACGGTTATAGTACCATTCTTCCCGCCAACAAGTGTTAATACGTCACCAACATGATAGCCACTGCCACCATTGACTACTGTCGCTGTATTAATAGCAAGCAAAAGATCGTCTGAAATTCTCCACTCAGGTAATCCATTACATGAAGCTATAAAATAAGTGTCCTGAAAAGTTACATATCCAGCGCTAAAATCCAATGGAAGTCGAGCAAACGCACTGGTTGAATAGTCATATATATAAATATATTGCTTATCACAAAATGCTATTTGATCCATCAAGTTCTCGTCTATAAACACATCACCGTACGATGTAGACAAACTAGCAACGTAAGTTACTATTGGTTGCCAGGGAATGGCACTGGGAAATGTTATACTATACACATTCTCTCCTAGCACCATATAACCAGTATTAGAACGTGCACTATAAAATATTCCTCTGCCAACTCCCGTTATTATTTGTGCATTTACAGATATATAACCTGCGTATGGAACCATCCAACCATCAATTTGGAACATGTTCCAGCACTGTTCTAACGATATTTTACTAAAGCGCCCAAATTTAGAACTGCATAGAAGTTGTAGTGGAAGTGTGGCCATTAATACCCCGGCTCAAAACCATGCGATAACTGCAAAGTAATCCAGTTCGGCTGGCCACGATTACAATACAAATTAATTTTCTCTGACGTCAAGTCTATAACGTTGCAATCGTTGATATTAGAACTGATATTATCAATCATTGCCTGCACCTCAGGATTTATAGCAACGCCGTAATAATTACATATGCGTTTTGCCACCCAGTGTTCTAAGTAATCTATGTACCACAGAGCATATACAGTAGTTAAATCCATAGGTAATTGTGCAACCGTAACAGGACTAAGCGCAAACTTTCCCCAGACGCGAAAGGGATACGTTTCGTTAGGTAAGTATTGTACTGACATGTTACAGCCATCATTTCCTAGCGTAACAGCAAATGTTGCACTAGAACCTGTACCGCCAGTTACGCCATAAGTTGTATTATTGCTATATCCAGTTCCTGGATTTGAAACATTAACAGCAGCAACAGCTGTACCGCTAAGCGCAGTAACCGTAAGTGTTGCATCATTGTTACCGCCAACAAGCGTTAAAATATCGCCAATCGCATAACCACTACCAGCAACAACTACTGCAACTGCGCCAATATTTACATTGTACGCCCTTTCAAAGGTTACATCGAAAGGCAACGCAATAATGTTGTTTATTCTTGTCGTTGAGTGGAATTGTCTTCGGCTAAGCTTTGTTGTAGCAAACCTGACCGGCGTCATGTTAAACGTGAGCGAAAAAGGCTCAACTAAATTAGGTATAAAATATTTTTCTTGGCCAATAACCGCATTTAAACTATATTCTGAATAATACGGTATCATCCGCGTATTGCTTGCAGTACCAGCCAATACTTTATTAAACAGGTCTAGCCCGATTGTAACATCGCTACCTGATACAGTTTGAAAATCACGTGATCTTACCTTGCTCAGATAAAACGCATTCGTAATCAACTCATTTACGGAATATGCCATTGTCCCCCACCTCTAGCTACCGAGCAATTCTCGGTAGCTAGAATGATAAGTTAATAAGTAAATCAGTTAACTCATACTGTGTACGTCCAGCTTTTTACCCACAAACTGGCCACGTCGCCTGCTGCAGTCAGTGTATAATCTACCGCTTGATATGTGCCCCCTACAATAAACGCTGGGCATTCTAGATCAGCTACTTGCGCCTTTGATACAACGCTACCACTTAAGATTGCAAAACCGGCACTAGCCGATCCTGTAGGTCTTAAAGTAATAGAATCACCGGCACCAGTACCTGCAACAGGGGTAATGCTTGCAATAAAATGCACGTCTGGAGAACCTATGGGAGCAACTACGTTTGCTAAACTAACAGCAGTAAAAGTATTTGCTGCGCCACCGTTTAGCACTTTAACTGGAGCGTCATAAATAAACTCCCGACCTAATGCTACTGGATTTGTATAAGAAAGCAAAAATGTAGAAGCCACGCCAGTTGCCTTAATATCTACCATACGCCAACTGTCGTAACCTTCAGGTAATGCTGGTCCGGTAGGAGATAAAGACAGTATCGCTTGTGGTAAATAAATACCATCGCTTGAGCCAATTACATAAACATAATAAATGCTAGAGGCCGCTAAAGCTGCTGCAGCATCTATACCATTTACGCCTTCTGTTGTAGCGTTAATTGTTATAGGTGTTGACACAACCATATCAATGTTGTTCGTAGAATCTGAACAAGAACCTACGCTTAGAGTTAGCGATGTAGTTGGCGTAGTACTGCTTATACTAGCGATTAATCCGCTTATATACGGCGCCGTATTCCTTGAAAGGGGAATTGGCGTATTAACACCTGTGAAAAAAGTCATATTTATTACCTCGCCTAAACACAATATGTGAATGATTTCACTAAAAGCACCAATGTGTCTGTAGCCGCCGTTCCTTTTATACTAATGCTAGGAACACCACTAACAACAAATGCTGTGCATTCTAGATCAGCCACTTGTGCTACTGTTGCAACTACCCCACTTAATTCAGCTTCGTTACCCGTACCACCAGTTGGTTGTAGATAGGCAATGTGTCCTGCAGCATTAGGGGTAAACGTAGCTACAAAATTAACGTCTGGTGTACCAATAGGGGCTACACAAGCAGTTAACGGAAGAGCAACATACGAGGTTGTTAGAGATGATGAACCGGTTGTTAATGGAGCATCATAGATAAACTCTCTATAACTATATTGACCATTTGTATAAGTCAATAAGAAATGCGAGGAACCATCAGTTACTTTGATATCTACCATTCTCCAAGTGTTATATCCATATGGCATTAGTGGCCCTGTAGTAGCAGTAGGTGCAGCAGCTGAAATTACAGCAGATGGTAACGCATGCGTATAACCACTGGAGTCGGCAATTACATATACATAATAAAACGTACTTGCTGCCAAAGAGCCAGTATCTAAACCTGCAGCACCGTTTACTGCAGCATTAATTGTTATAGCAGTTGCTACAGTCATATCAATGTCGTTTGTAGAGTCTGAACAAGCTCCTACGGCTAAGGTTAAAGTGGTGTTGCTAGCCCAGGCAGCAGTAAGACCTGTTATATAACCAACGGGATTTCTTGATCCTGGAATTGGTGTATTAATTCCTGTAAAAAAAGTCATATTTATTACCTCAATTTAAATTGTTAATATCATTTAAAGATTTGTTAGCTTTACGAACAGCTTCTCTTTTTATAGCCGCCTGCCTATATCTTTCTATAGATTCAGCGCTACGTATGCTGCCTTTACCGCGAGTGTTTCCAGTCATCATTTTGCTTCTCGCAGCTTTAGCATCATCACTATGTCGATTGCCTAAAGCATTCTTATTACCAGTTGATTTAGCTCTGAGCACTTCTCTTGTCTCAGAACTAACCGGCCTACCAATAAGCGATGCTCCAATCTTCGCTTTGTGCTCATCACTAAGCGTCTTGCCTATATGACTGGCACTAAGCTTGGCTTTGTGTTCATCGCTAAGAACTCGGCCTAAATTATATGTATTACCTTTGTGTAATTCACTAATTCTAACCCTGTTCTCGTCGCTAACCACATAACCTTTGCTAAAGTGATCCCTGCCTTTAGCGATCTTATCCCGCTGATTGTCAGCATGGGTACCAAGCCACAAATGCTTTGGATTACAGCACTCGGGATTGTCGCAAGAATGGCAAACCAACATTCCCGAAGGAATATCACCAATATAAAGCTCGTATGCTATCCTGTGCGCTTTATATCTTTTGCCATCTATGCGAACTAGACCGTATCCTTTTTCATTCTTATTTCCGGTCCAGACCCAGCAACCACCATGAGAAAGCTTGTTTATTTTGCTTTCAAATCTTAATTTAGTTTCTTTTTTTATCATAAAGTACACCGTATCAGGGTGTACTTTTAAAGTCAATCAAAAATTACACTACGCAGATGCAACGTTACCAGCTAAGGGCAAACAGATGCGTTGCGAATACCTAGACACAAGCAACCCGCCCCAGATAACATCATTCACCAACCATTTTTGGTTTTGCCCAAATACTGCACCATAATACATACGTAGAGAAACTTTAGTTTCATCATCAGTATCTACTGAGGTATCGTATGGTCGTTCATCATCTAATCTCGGAATTGCGACGTAAAATGCTTTGCCACAGACCCTAAGTCCACAACGATGCGAAGGTAAGAATTTAACTGTCATGCCCGCCAATATAGGACCACTAATATTCTGCAGAGCATTACCAGCAACAGAGCAAAGGCCTTGACCTTCTGTGTGTGAGTTAGTAATAATTTGGACTGTCAAACTATCGCTGCTTGAGTCAGCATCAGCAATAGCGCGGAACTGGACTAATTGATTTGTTACCATATGCCCATAAAAAGTTAGCGCATATATGTTAGAAGTTGATTCGAAATATCCTAAATCTCCGGCTTTAATTGCTCCAATATGACTACCAGCACCAGTAAATGTAATAGAAGTAACATTGTTCCCGGTTGGGTCATTAGTGCTAGCTACTGTTAACTCAATAGCATTTGCACCGATATAACCAGCTGTTTGCGTTGGCAAATAATTAGAACGATAATATTTAGTACGTGGGCTACCAAATTCACCTACCAACCAGCTTTGTGCAATCTCGTCGTTACGAATTGGAACGAATTGACCTAAACCACTACCAATAATTGGGCTGTAGTAGTTTGTTGGTAATACGACGCAATGATCATCAGCAGGAGCACCCATAGAAAGAAAATCGCTCATTGATTGATCTAGCGCTTGATAGGTTAATAAACCAGTAGCTGTGCAATCAACGAATCTGGTTGGTCCAGATAGGTATTGTGGTTGACCATAAGTAGCAGAATCAGAGCGCATATCGACAGCAGAGCTGTTAACGTGAGCAGCAATTGCTTGCTCTACTTTAGAACCTAATTCTGAAACCATTCCTTTACCTGTCATCTTCCAAAAACCGTCTTTATCCATGTTAAAAATGCGCTGTTGATTAGTTACAGCAACTGCAACGTTTGCAGCGCCAATAACTGACAAGTGCGCAATGTTCTGACGGATTGGTTGGGCTGATACTACTAAACCAGCGTTGGCAGCAGAAGCCATTGGCAATGCAACACCAATAGTGTCGCCTAAGTTTGCTGGTATTTTTTTATCGAAGTCTGTGTATTCATGATTACAAATATCTGATACAAAGCAGTTCTGGTTTAAAAAACCAGGTAATTGTGCATCAGCGTTATAAGTTTCTACCTGTTGTAAATAATTAATTGTTGGAGAAGCCATAGAACCCTCAAATTTATTTAGTTTTAAATTTTCGGGTAATGGTTTTCGTTATTTAGAATTTATATAACGAGCTTTTACGTTTCTCAGAAACAGAAGAAGCACCACCACCCAAACCATAAGATGACGGTTTCAATTGACTTAGAGGCTCGGGAGCTTTCTCCTTTGCCAACGCTTCTTTATTTCGCTTGATCGATTGCGATATCTCTTGCAGCGCCTTAAATCCATTCATCGGATTTAAATGCGTTACAGCCAACAAATTAGCAACTTTTACAGGATTAGAATCAAACTCATCTATAACATCGCCTAGATTATCTATTCCATTAAGCATCGTTACGAGCGGGTGATTGGTTGGAATCTGTCCCAGCCCTGAAGATTCTATTTTGTCAGCTTTACCAGCCGCCTGAATCTTCGTTAAAAACTCATTCGTTATGTTTTCCGATTGATAACGTTGCTGCTCTGCTTCCTGCCTTTGTCTAAAATTATTATAAAGCTGTTCTTCGGTTAAGCCGGCTATGCTAGATGCAACTGGTGCTGCCTGTTCTGGTTGCGTCTGTTGCTGAGGTTGCTGCGCTTTATATTGCGCCTCATACTCAGCACGTAATTTAGCTGCTGTACGATTACGCACATCAGCAGAAATTATTTTCATTTGTTCTTCGCTGAAAGTCTTTGCCTGTTTTACAGGTTCAGACGATACAGCAGGTGTTGTCTCTGCAACTGTCTGCGGTTGAGATGCTTCAGTTACTGGAGCAGTCTCTACTGCAGGCGAAATACTAGGTGAAACGTTTTGTTCTTCAGTCATTCGAAACCTTTTTGGCTGTTAACCCATGCCAACGTGGTATTTGTTTTGTTTCTTTAACCGCAAAAACTGCGTATAAATAAATAGTTAAGGTTATTTTAAGCTTCTCTTAAGGCGTGTCAATAGGGATTTTTAAATAAACCTTAAATATGCTTTTAAAAAAGAAAGAGAAAGGTTTTTGGCATCTCTTTAAAAGCTTTATTATCTTTAAAAGCTTTATTCTTATCTTTACCAAAAGCTGGTTTCCTTATCTAGCGTGGCTTTCGGGTGCGA